CAGAAACGTATCGACGCCGCCTGCAGCCTGGCAGAGATAGGCCGAGTGAAGGATCATGCGGCGGAAGGTCCATTCGTTCGGACCTGTATAGTTTACGGCGCCCGCCGACAGTGCGAAGTCGTCCGGCGCTGCGGTGCCGACGAAATCATCTATCTCGTCTGCTGCGGCCGCGGTCTTGTCCTGCGAACCGAACAGGCCGGGCGCGGTCGACGCTGTGATCCGCCCGCGCCACGGATACGCCGCCTGCGCCTCGCCGCCATAGGGATCGGGCAGCGCGTTCCCTTCCGGAATATCCATCATGACGAAGGGATAGAAGGCGACCTTCAAGCCGCGCGCCTTCAGGTCCTGGATCGCCCGTATGACGCTCGCGTCGGATGGCGTGCCGCCATAGGCCGCGCGGCCCTCATGCTGACTAACCTGACCGGCAGTCGCGCGCGTCAGGCCGGCGACGCTCCATGCGGTCGGCGTTGTGACGAGCGTCGGGTTGTCGACCTTCGGCCGCAGCGTGCAGTGACCCGCGCGCAGATCGTCGCCGAACCAGCTCACCACCAGCGATACTTGCTCGACGGCGGGGCATGTTGTCTGCAGATCGTCGAGCGAGGCGTGCCAGTCAGAGCGCGTGCCGTCGATGTGCCGGTTCAGCGACACGCGATTACCTGGCGACACGACTGCATAAACCGGCTCGGGGTCGTACCCGAATTCCGTCGCGCCGGGGATGAGCGCGACTGCCCTCATCTTGTCCGCAACGCCCGTGACCGGTCGTATCACCTCGAAGGAAAGCTGCGGGATGCGATTGCCGAAATCTTCCAGCGGCAGCCGCTCGAAGACAATGTATGCCAAGCCGCGATAGGCCGGTGCCGCGCCGGTTCCCTGCTTCGCCTCGATCAGGCTGTCGACCGCCTGATCCTCCGTCCCGGTGTAAACACGATGGATGACACCGCTCAGGTCGAAGGGCTTGCCGTCCGCCCAGACGCGGCCGATCCGCGCGATCGGCCCTTCGCACAAGCCGATCGCGAAGTTGGCGAAATAGCTGAAGCTGCGGATCGTGGTGCCACCGCCGCCGCCCTTCCCGCCTTCCCGCTCGGTTGACGCGACTTCTTCAAACTCCGTCGCCCAAATGATCTGTCCCGCTATGCGCGCCCGTCCGTAGATCCGCGGAATCACCGCGCCCTCGCGGGAACTCTGCACACTCAAATCTGCGAGACGTGCGCCCTCGATGGTGCGTTGCCCGCCGAACATGGCCTGGTCCAGGGCATATCCCGCAAGCGCGCCGATTGCCCGTCCAGCAATCAGCCCAAACCCGCCGAACAGGCCTCCGACCGCTGCGCCGGCACTCGAAAGGAGAAGTGTGGCCATTAGTGGTCAGGGCCGATCATTGGAACCAAATCTGCGGTGGTGTGCTGCACGGGGCGATTTGCGAGGGGATGAGATGCTGTATGATGTGCCAGGGCAGCAAATGAGACGACGTGCGCCCGGATCGTGGAAAATCGGGGAATCCAGTGAGTCAGATCACTCCTAAACTCGCGCGCAAATTGGCGATTGCCGCGATCGTCGTTATCGCGGGCCTCTTCTTCATCCCGATCATCACGGTGATCTGGTTGGTGTGCGGTCTGATCGATGTGATGCGCAACAAGCGCCGCGACCAGATGGTGTTCGAGCGCTATTTCCTCGGCAACGGAATCACGACTTGGGTCCTGTCGCCGTTCAACCTCCTGATCGATCTCATCTCCTACTCCAACAAGGGGATCTGGAAGATCGATGACTTTCCGCCCGAGTGGCAGGCCGAACTCAACGAGATCCTCGACGTCTTCAAGAGCAATCGCGAAAAGATCATCGGCGACATCGACAAGACATTCGAAAGCGGCAAGCGCGGGATGTATGTTTACACTTGGTATGGCAAGCCGAGCCCGAACATCATTCCGGAGTTCAGTAAGCCGTTCCGGTATGTGAAGACGATCGCGGTGTCGGTGTTCTCAGGAAGAGAGTCGACCACTTTCCACTATGGTCCGCTGCGGCTCACCCTGCGCGTTCTCTATAACCTGACGCCCGTGCGCCATGACGGCATCTACATTGAGTGCCAGGGCGTCAAGCATTACTGGCACGACAATCCGCTCTACATTTTCGACGACACGCTCATGCACCGGTCGGTCAACGAGCTCGACGCGCGTCGATACTGCGTGTTCATCGACATTATGCGTCCGACCCCGGTACCCGGTGTCCTGTCGGTGCTCATCTCAATCGTTTCGCTCGCCGTTGAGCAGTTCAAATCGATGTTCTACAAGAACTGGAAGATGCTCGGCCCAGCGGACAGCGCGAAAAAGGCCTGAGCGCCTCACTCGGCGACAAGCGGAAAGCGATAGGCAAAGGCCGTCCGTTCGCGCCACCAGCGCGAATAGGCGGCCGCGGCGACCGCGGCGCCTTGATGTGCATGCACGAAGCGATGCGGCTCGATCAGCATTCCGGCATGTTTCGCCGGCAGTCCGCAGCGCCAGCGGAAAAGCAACACGTCTCCTGGCGCTGCCGAGCCCACTTCAATCTCCTGCAGATGCCGCCGCGCCGCTGCCGCAAGTGTTTCCGCGCCGCTCGCTTCGGCCCAGTCGGGCGTGTAGGGAGCCGCCTGCTCCGGTTCTTCGCCCAGTAATGCGCGCCACACTCCCCGGATCAGGCCCAGGCAGTCACAGCCCACACCTTTGAGCGACGCCTGATGCCGATATGGGGTGCCAATCCAGCTTGTAACTTCGGCGACGATGTCCGCACGCGTGACCGTCCGCGAAACGTTCATTGGATCAACACACCGCCGCTATTCCGGTCGCCGCTCCGCGCGTAGGAGAGCGCGAAATCATTGCCCGGCATATGCGGGAAGCCGCGGTAGTTCCCGGCATTGTCGAATTTTGCACGGCATGTCGAGAACAGCTTGTCGCAGCCGGCCGTGACCACAAAGGCGTCGCCCGTCTCGATTGGGTGTTGCGTCGGTTGCCACAGTTCAATCCGCGTGGCGCCGCTCACAATGCGATGCGCCCTCACCTCGCCCGCCCGGCCCGCGTTCGCGCCGCCTGTCCAAAGCAGGTGGCCGCGCTCGAACCAGCCCTCGGCGAAGTCACTCAGTCCAGTGACCTCGAACTGTCTGCGGTTTGCGACGGTGACAACTGCGCCCTCGCCGCGGAAGAGTGGGTTCTCAAGGTCAATCGTGCAGCGCGCGTCGCCGAGATCTGCGTCACAGCCATGCCGGAACACCCTTCCCTGCGGCTGATCGAGCAATGCCGCCAGGCTCCTGATCTCTGCGCGAAACGCGCCGTCCTCGCGCACGACTTCGCCAAGATGCCCAACGCGCGGCAGGTGCCGCTCGTCCGGTGCGCTCCAGTTGACCAGGAATACCCGCACTTCGGCGCGGTCATAGAGTCCGGCGGCAAGATCGTCTTCCGTCAGCCGATCCGACGACAGCGCGCCATACACATCGACGCCACCAGTCGCGAAGCCGGTCTGCGACACCGCCTCGCTCGTGTGGAAGCCAGACGCCGGTTCATAGGTGTCGCCACCAAAGGAGACCGGACGGTCGTGATCCGTGAAGGCGAGTGCAACGCCGTCGCCTCGGACCACCAGCCAGCAATGACATAGAGTCGTGACGCCGCCGGTGATGTGGTTTGCGAGGTTTGCGTCGATCGCTCTCACAACCGGATCTCGGTCAGCGGAATTGACGGAATCTCGCCCGCCTCGAACGTGCTCAGATTGATCTCCAGCCGATCGCTGTCGAACCGCACCGGAACGTCGAACTCGAAGCCGGCCGTTATCGCCGCGCCTTCTGCCGGCGCTTCCGCAAAGGTAATCAGGCCCGTGGTCGCGTCACAGTTCCATGCAGCTCCCTCTTCAACTTCGACGCCGTCGACCGCCAACCGGACGGAATCTGCGACCGGCTTGCTTATCTCGCGGCGATAGGGTGCGTGAATCGATCCGTAGGTCTTGGTGAGTGGGAAAGTGGCGGTGTCGCCGTCGCCTTCCCCAATTGGCTGGTCAAGTGGCGTGGGCTCCATCGAAGGATTGCAGGATTTGTGGTCGATCGCGTCGCGCCAGCGAAAGCCAAAAAGCCGTCCGCGCCGCTCCTCGAAGAACGCGATCACCGCGTGAATGTCGTCCAGCGAGCGAAGCCCGTATCCCGCATTGTATCTCCTCCGCGAGTCCGCCCAGCGGCTGTTCCGCTCTTCGTGGCCGGTCGAAAGCGTGACTATTTCGGTTCTCCGTTCCGGTCCGCCGCTTGCACCGAGCGCGATCCCGGTCGGGAAGCGTACCTCATGGAACCCTGCAAGTGCCGGCATCGGCTATAGTCCCCGCCGGCCGCGGCCGACCGCCCGCGCCAGCATCGCTGTGAGCTGCGCTTCCGATCTACGGAAACTTTCGGCATCCGGCGTCGTAATGTTGAGCGTGACGGAAACGGGTCGGCCATTCTCGGCCTTCACGCCGAGGCTTCCGTCGCTACCCCGTGCCAAGGGCAATATCGCTTCCGGCCCGGCCTCACCGGCGAGCCCGATGCCTCTGGCAAGGGGAAACAAAGCTGGCGTGCTCAAAACGCCGCCATTGGCGAATGCCCGGACATGCGGCGCGTTGACGATCCCTCCCTTGGCGAATGGCTGAAGGGCGCTACCCAGAAGATTGCCGAGCACCGACCCGATACCAGCGCTGATTGGCTGGAGTGCACGGTCGAGCGCAATATCGGCGATGCGCAGCGCCAGATTCCGCAGCACGTTCTCGAAGCTCTTGCCGCCGGCGATCGCGTCGCGGAAAGCCCTCGTAACCGAGCGTGAGAAACGGTCGGTGTCGTTGTTCAGTTCGCGCATCGCGTCCTGAAACCGCGTGGCGTCCGCGCGGACGCTGACAACAAGCTCGTCAATTTCTGTCGGCATCTTTGGTTCGGTCGGGAAAACGGTGCATCAGTTCGTTCAGAGCGAGACGGTCGGGGGGCGCTGTTCGCGCATCGCTCCGCAGGTCGATTGCAGCCGAGAGTTCGGGGAGGCTCATCCGCCAGAAGGCTTCGCTGGAATGCCCCAGCAAGCCCATTCCGGCTGCCATCAGTGTCTGCCAGGGAAAGCGGCTCATTTCGTGCTCGATGCCCGCTCCGCGCCAAATGTCACCCTAAACAGTTCCGCGACAAGCGTCGCGACGCCGATCGCGCCATTCTCAAACCGCATCGCCGCCACCGCACGGTCATCGATGTCGTTTCCGCCGCCCCGGAGTGCTGCGCTGATGACCCGCACCGCGTCCATCGCCCGGAGCTGCCCGGTCGAGAAGCGGTCCGCGAGGCCGACCAAATCATCCGCTCCAAGCGCCGCTTCCAGTTCGGCGAGCGCGCCGAGCGTCAGGCACAGCGTGTAGCGGTGGCCATCTATGAGCGCTTCGATCTCGCCGCGCTGCCGGTTCACCATCAGGCCGCCGCGAAAGTCAGCGCGCCGGCGGACTCCAGCGCCATCTCGTAGGCCAGCTCGCCATCATGCTCGGCGGAATATTCGAGCGCGGTGATCTGGAACGGCCCTGTGATCGTCCCGAAATCCGGTATCGCAACTTGCCATTGCCGGATCAGGCCGTCGAAGAACGTTTGCCGCACGGTCTCGTCGGCGCTCGCGTCCTTGAATATGCCCGAGCCGGTCAGGTTTGCGCGCCTGACGCCCGCTCCTTCCAGCAACTCGCGCCAACGGCCCGCGGAGTCGGCATTGGTGATGTCGACCGCTTCCGCATTGAACGCGATCTGCCGGGATCGCAATCCGGCCACGGTGACGAAGTCTTCCTCACCGGTCGTATCGATCTTGAGAAGCAGGTCCTTGCCTTTTTGGGCTGTCATGCGTTGTCCTCGTCAGTCGTTGTCAGGCCGGCTCAGTTACCGCACGGAGCCGCGCAATGCCGTGCCAGGTGCGTCCGTCCGAATCCAGGCTCACTGCTGCGCGCTCGAAGCGCAGGTTCGCCAATGCCTCGCCCTCCGGCGAGAGCATTGCGTCGTGCAGCGCATCGCGAAGCGCGTCGAGGATCGACCAGCATTCCGCCTTGCCGCCTGCGCGCGACCACGCATGCAGTGTCAGGCGATGCTCGGTCCCGTCCTCGGTCGACGTGCTCCAATCAGCGCTGGATGTCTCACCCAGGGTTACATAGGGGAATGTCGCATCCCTCGGCGGCGCATCGAATATGCGCGTGCCGACAATGTTCGTGAGCGGAGCGGCGGCCGCCAGCGTGCCGAATACCGCCTTGTGCAGAGCGAAGGCGCTCATTCGGCACGCCCGAATTTCAAATGTTGGACGGCCGCATCGATCACAGCGTCGGCTTGCCGGTCGACTCCGCCGAACTCTCGTGCAAACAGATCCTCGCCGGACGCGATGACTGCGTAGGCGGCGTCCCCCTCCGCTTCCATACGCGCTTCTATTCCCAGATCTGATATCCGCGCCGTAAGCGCCTCGGCTTTGTCGCGCACCGCATCGTCAATCGACGAGAGTGCGCGGACAATCCCGCTTGCGGTCAGGTCCAGCGGCCTCATGGTTTCTCCTCGTCGGCTAGCGCCGTGACGTAACGTCCGCGCTCATCGGGATCGAAGACGGCGAGGACACGAAAATGCCGGTCGCGGAAAATGACGTGCATGCCCCCGGCGAGGTCCTCGCGAAATCGGAACGTGACCCTGTGCGTCACGAGTCCGGTGAGATGCGCGGCGATGGTCTGTTCGCCGGCCTTGACCGGGTCAATCCGCGCCCAAAGCGTCGCGACTGGCTCCCAGGCGATCGCCTCGCCGCCAGCTTCATCGGGTGTGCCGACCGGCCGCTCGACCTGCACCCGCTGGCGCAGCAATCCCGGATCGAATTGCGTCACAGCGCCAGAACCCGATACGGCGCTATCAGCGCGTCAACTCCAAGCGGCGCGACGCCCTGCGATCGGTCGTAGCTCACCGCGCTGCGATTCTCGTACCAATGCGCGACGAGCTGAAGGATGGCCTGCAGCAGCGGCGCCGGGACGGCATCCGCCGCCTCGCCATAGCCCGCGGTCACATCGATCGCGATGCCGTTCAAGCCACGGCCTGGACTCGGCAGGCTGCCGACCAGCAGAAGGCGGGGGGGCGTCGAGAAGACGTCGATTTCATACGCGGCTTGATCGACTTCGATTTCATCGCTGCCATCGTCGATGACGGAGACCGCGTTCACTTCAATCAGCGGCGCGATCGGCATCTCGATAGTCCGCGACGCCGGCCAGGCATCCATCAAGACGCGCCAGCCTTGCGCGAGGAGCGCTCGCCGCGTTGCCTGCTCTACAAAGAGCCGTGCGGCGGTGATGGTCGCCGCGATCAGCGAATCGTCGTCGTCGCCATCGACGCGGAGATGCGTCTTGGCTTCGGCGAGCGAAACCGGCTCGATCGCCGGTGGCGTGGTGAGTGTTGCTGTCATCCGGTCCGTCGGAAATGCGGACGGCCCCGCAAATCAATGCGGGGCCGTCCTCGGTTCGGCCTCAGGTGGGAGGGGCGCCTCAGGCCGTGCCGAATTTCA